AGGTGCAGGGCACACCGACGCGCCCGCTGCCGCCGAGCGTGCACGTCATCTCCTACGCCGACCAGAAGGCGAACGCTGCCGCCGCCGCGCAGAAGTACAGCGGCCAGGTTGCAGCGTTCGCAGGCGGCACGTACGAGACCATGAAGCTCTCAGGTTCAGGGATCGCACCATGAGACCGACGGCGCAGGCGACGGCGTCCTCGATCGCGGGTGCGCTGGCGCTGACGAGCTCGCACGCGCTGACGTGCGACGCGTACCTGTACACCACGCAGCCGACCGCGAACCAAGCACCAGCGCGGCGGCTGGCGCTGCTCGATGGCACGTTCACCGACGACGTCGCACGCGGGTACGCACGCGGGTACGCGCTGCGCGTCGTCGACGCGCTCGCCGACATCGCACCCGGATCATGGGTGCAGATCAGGCTCGGCGTCGTCGGCGGTCTGCGCGACGTCTACACGCTGCCGACGCTGTTCATCTCGTCGGCGCTGACAGCCGGCGAGGGCACGCAGATCACCTGCGTCGACATCGGTGCGTGCCTCGACGAGCTCGTGTACGAACGCGACACGACGTTGACCGGGACGCTGCGCGATCTGGCGGCGAGCTCGACGACGGGCGTGCCGACGCTGGCGCACCCGCCCGACGTGTCCCTCGTCCCGACGCTGCCGATCCCAGCGAACACGGTCGCCGAGTTCGGGCGCGGGCGCTGGCAGGTCCTGCTCTCGGTCGCCGACATGCTCGGCGTCGACCTGCTCTGGACGGACAGCGGCGACCTGCTCGGCGTCGTGCGCACCGACGCGCCACCCGCACCCGCCGCACGGCTCGACGACTACCTCGTCGACCCTGGACAGGCCGAGCGCAACCGCGCCGTCGTGCGCGCCGTCGTGCAGGTGGCACGGGACAAGACGCTGCCCGAGCTCGTCGGCGTCGCGACCGTCGCCGGTACCGGGGTGACGATCTCCGACCGGCAGGACGGCGACGCGACCACGACGCAGGCGCAGGCGAACGCGCTCGCCGCAGGGCTGCTCGCGCGCCGCCGCTCCGAGCGCAACGTGCGAGAGATCGACGTCGCCCCGACACCCTGGCTCGAGGCGGGTACAGACACGATCAGCCTCGCCGGTCAGCCGTGGTGGGTACGTGCCATGGCCGTCGAGCTGCCGAGCCTGGCGACGCACCTGACGTTGCGAGATGCGTCATGACCAGACCCGAAGACGCGTGGTCGCCGTCACGGTCCGAGCGTGGCGCGACGATCAGGTTCGGCACGGTCAGCGTCGTGCGCGCGAACGGCAACATCGACGCCGAGGTCGTGACCGGCACGACCGTGACCGACGTTCCGCTGTACGGGCCTGCCGTCGTCGGGTCTCGGGTGCTGCTCCTGCACGACGGGCAGAAAGTCGTCGCCGTCAGCGACGGCGGCGCCCGGATCACAGCGAAGGCGACGACCGTGGCGTCGGGCCAGTTCACCGTGCCGCTACCCGCTGGCATGTACGCGGCGCCACCTCGAGCGGTCGCAACCGTCGAGACCACGTACGCGCCAACGACGACGGCGATCATCTCGACGACGACAGCTCTGGTCACCGGTCAGGTCAACTACTGGCAGGCAGGCGCGTGGAACACAGCAGCAGGGTTCCTCGTGCACGTTCACATCGCACCGTGAAAGGGAATCGACCATGGGCCTGAGCTCGCGTTACTCGCTGCCGTACCCGGAGCCGACCGACTCGGTCGACGTCGTGCGCGACATGAAGGCACTCGCACAGAAGACGGACGACAGCATCTGGGCCGAAGCGACCTACGAGCGAGGCAAGGCGGCGACGGCAGTCCGCACGTCGCTAGCCACGTACGGGCCCGGCGTCTGGTCTGACGTGTCGGCACCGATCGTCGGGTACGCGTTCCTGGCCGGTCGTCAGTACCTGATCAACGGCGTCGGCATCGGGTACATCGGCGGCGCGACAGCCTCGATCACTACCCGCGTGCGCGCGGGCGGCGCGTTCTCGACGCAGATGGCGCAGAGCTCGGCGGCGATCGGGTTCGTGCAGCTCCTGGCCGGTACGTGGCTCTACGTGCCGCCCTCGAACCTGACAGCCGACGTGTCGTTTCAGGTGTACGTCGACGCACCCGCGACCGGTTTCGTTGTGGGGCAGGGCTCTGCTGTGACACTGGCCATGGTGGGGTGATCTCGTGACGATCTCGGTCACCTCGAGCAACGGGGAGGCACCCGCGTCGGCGCTCTCGACGCTGCCCGGTCGCAACGGCGACGGCGCCCCGCACACCGCGCCACACGTCACCGCGCAGAGCTACGCACGCATCCGGGCAGGGATGCAGGGCGCAGGGCTCGGCGACCTCCTGCCGTCCGACGGCTGGTCGTGCTACCGGACCCTCGCCGATCAGCAGCACATGCGCGATCTCGGGCTGACGACTGCCGCCGTCGGCACGTCGATTCACGGTGAGTGGTCGGTCGGTAGCGCCGTCGACTTCACCGGGCTCGGCGGGTTCGGCGCAGCTCGGCACAACTGGCTCAAGCACAACGGCGGCGCGCACGGCTGGTATCAGCCGGGCTGGGCGCAGGCGGGCGGGTCGCTGCCCGAACCGTGGCACTGGGAATACGACAGCCGCAACGACCAGCACGCAGGCGAGGCACCAGAGGAGGAGGAGGACATGACACCCGAGCAGGCCAACACGCTCGATCACATCGCAGCGCTACTCGAGGAGACGCCGTACCGGTCGGCGCAGCAGGTGCACTATTGGCAGATCAGCCGCCACGAGGGTGCGCCGACGACGTTCCTGCAGGATCAGACCGACGGCGTCAGCAACACGTACGCGCTCGTCACGGATGCGAACGCGTCGACCGCGTCGAGCTGGACGCCGACGCGGGTGCTGCAGGTGCTGCTCGCGGTCGCCGTCGTCGTGCTGATCATCCTCGCGCCGTTCGTGCTGACGCTCGACGACGCGGCGCTCGGGTACGTCGGTATCCTCGGGGCGCTGGCGAGCGCGGTCGCTACCCTCGTCGTGGTCAACGCGCGGCACGAGCACCACCCGATCCCAGCGCCGCCGCACATCCCGACGTACCCGCCCGCCGTCGAGGAGGGCGAGCCGGACCTGTAAACGTTCCTACTCGCTCTTATCCTGGAACTAAGTTGGTTAGTGACGTTCTACGGTGTACGCTGACCTAGTCAGCACGAACGAACAACCGCAGGAGTCACCATGGACAACGCAACGATTACGAACCCGGATGACGTCGAGCTCGTCATGCCTGACGACGACGAAGCGCCGGTGTGGCCGCTGTGAACGCTGTCATCTATGCCCGGATCTCGAACGACACTGAGGGTCGCGAGCTCGGCGTGCAGCGCCAGCTCGCCGACTGCCGCGAGCTCGCCGCGCGGCTCGGCCTGGACGTCGTGACGGAGTACGTCGAGAACGACACCGGGGCGAGCACCCGCAGCAAGAAGCCGCGCCCGCAGTACGCCGCCATGGTCGACCGGGTGCGCACGGGCGGCGCGACCACGGTGCTCGCCTACTCGAACAGCCGACTCTCGCGCAGGCCCGCCGAGTGGGTCGACCTGATCCAGCTCGCCGAGACCACGGGCGTCGCGATCCGCACGGTCGCCAGCGGCACGACCGACTTCACCACCGCCGACGGGCGGGCGGTCGCGCTGACGATCGCCGCTTGGGACGCCGCCGAGGCAGAGCGCACGAGCGAGCGCACGCGCCGCGCGTTCAAGGCGAACGCCACAGCGCCAGGCGGCGGCACGCCGCACGGACCGATCGCCTACGGCTGGTCTCGCGCCGACGGCGTCGACACGATCGACGAGGCGCAGGCCGCTGTCATCCGCGAGATCGCTGACCGGCTGCTCAAGGGTGAGACGACGCGCGGCATCGTGCGGGACCTGAACGCGCGCGGCATCCCTGCGCCGCGCGGCGGGCGCTGGTCGACGACGATCGCGACCAAGATCGTCAAGCGCGAACGCAACGCCGCCCGCCGCGTGCACCAGGGCGTCGTCGTCGGGCCCGCCAAGTGGAAGCCGATCCTCGACGACGACACCTTCGACGCCGTGCTCGCGCTGCTCAACGATCCGGTACGGCGGGTGAACAAGATCGGCGCGGCGCCGCGTCACCTGCTCTCGGGTCTGCTGACGTGCGGCAAGTGTGGTGACACGCGGGTCTGGTTGGCGCAGGGCACCGGGCAGTCGGACGGGTACGCGTGCAAGTCCTGCCACGGGATCAGGCGCGCCGCCGACCCGCTCGACCGGTACGTGAGCACCGCGATCTGCGCACGGCTCGCCGAGCCTGACGCGCTCGACTTCCTGGCCGACGACGCGGGCAGGCTGGCCGAGGCACGCGCGCAGCTCGCAGGGCTCGAGGCGCAGGCCGCACAGATCAGTGACGCGTTCGTCGCGCAGAAGGTCAGCATCGAGCAGATGACGCGGGCGAACGCGACACTCCTGCCCGCGATCGCCGCCGCGCGCGCCGCCGTCGAGGTCGCCCGCCCGGTGCCCGCCGCCGTGCGCGCGCTCGCCGGTCACGGGACAGCCGAGAAGACACGCGAGGCTTGGGACAAGCTCACCCTCGACGCGCAGCGCACCGCCGTCGAGGGTCTGCTGACGATCACGCTCCTGCCGACCACGCGCCGCGCGACGAAGCGCTACCCGCTCGACGAGGATGCGGTCGTGCTCGACTGGTTCACGGGCGTCGTCCCGAAGCGCACCAGAAGGGCGCCCGTCGCCGTCTGACGCGACGTGACGAACCCGCCGACCCGTTGTGAGGGTCGGCGGGTTCCGTCGTCTCTAGCGGCGACGCGCGAGGCTCTCGCGCATCGGTTCGAGGAGCACCCATAGCCGAGCGCGCTGCTCCTCGGTCAAAGGTGGCCACGCGTCGACCTCGCGCCGAACGTGCTCGGCGAGCTCGTCCTCGGTCACTCGTCCTCGCCTCGTCCGAGCATCTGCAGACCCTCGTCGTCGGCGGTCTCGACGAGCCACGCGGGGCGCGTCTGCACGGGCGTCGGCGGCGTCGTGCGAGCAGCCGGCGGCGTCACCGTGTAGCCGAGCGCACGCAGCTCGGCGGCGATCTCCTCGGGTGTAAAGAAGTCGAGCAGCGCCATGACGGCACATCCTTCCGAAGCGATTCGGACAGTTCAGACTAGGGCCGAGAACATGCCTAGACGGCGCTCTAACGGCTTGGACCCCCGATCCGGGGTGACGGGACCTAAAAACCATTCTGTGAGTTTCCGCAGGTCAGACACCCTTTCTGCGAGTGTGACGCAGGTCACCTGCGCACGCCGTTCAGGACCGTGACGCTGCCGTCAGCGTTCAGGACGAGCCGCCGAGGGTCACCGCCCGCGAGCTCGAGCGCCGCCGCCATGACGACCGAGGAGATCCGCACGAGCTCGACACCGCCCGCCGCTGGCACGGGCGACGGGCGGCGCCGGCTCGGGATCGGTGGAGGCGCGTCGGCGGCACGCACGATCTGCCGCACGCCGTGCTCGTACGGCGTCACCGAGTAGGCGGGCTCGGTCACGCCGCCGCCGCTCGATCCTGCACGACCCTGACGAGGGCCCGCTGCAGCGCGCCCGCGAGGGCTCGGCGGTCGGCGGCGTCGTCTGATCCGAGCGCCGCCGTCAGGGTCACGAACTGGTCGAGCGTCATGGGCGTGTCGCCCCGTAGCGCTCGGTTCACGGTGCGCTCCTGCCGCCCGGTGCGGCGTGCGAGCTCGGCGTGTGTCATGTGGCGTCGTGCCAGCGCGGCGCAAAGCTCGCGAGCGACAGCGTCAGCCACGGGCGTTTCTAGGCTCATTGCTTGGCCCTCCCCTGGATATTTCCCACCCGTCGACTCTGACGGATTAGACCGAACCGACTCCACTGTCACCATATGTCCGGTCCGGACAAATACGCGACATATGAGTCAGTTCTGTCTCATACGCTAGTCATCGTCACCCGATCGGGTCAACGGTCAGGACATGACCCGCCGCCTGCTGACGATCGCGCTCGCCGACGAGGTGCGCGCCGAGATCGCCCGACAGCGCCGCACCGTGACCTCGGTCGCCGAGGCAACGGGCATGGACCGACGCACCCTGACGAGACGGCTCGGCGGGTTCGGCGACCTGCGCGCGACCGAGCTCGACGCGCTCGCCGCCGAGCTCGACGTCGAGGTCGCCACCCTGCACGAGCGGGCGCACGCCGCCATCGACGCCGCCATGCGCCGTCACCCCGCAGGCTCGGCGGTCGCACCGTGACCGAGGACGAGCTCGAGCGGATCGACGAGCTCGGTCGTGCAGCCGGTCGCCGCGCCGCCGCCGAGCACCCGCTCTCGCCCGCGCAGCGCGACCTCATGAATGCCATCTTCCGTGACGCGATACGCGCCGTCACCCGTGAGCACGAGGAGGAGTCACCATGAGCCGCTGGCGCGCCGTCCGACCGGCGACGACCGAGATCCTGCCCCGCGAGACCGCTGCCGAGCTGCCGCTGTCACTGCCCGATCGACGGGCCCGCGCTGCTACGCGTGCGTGGCGGCTCATGGCGACGAGCATCCCGACCCGCGAGATCCTCGAGAGCTACCTCGACGACGTCCTCGCGACGCCATGACCGGGCGGGCGACACAGCTCCGGGCGCGGTTCCTGCAGCCTGGCGGCAACCTGCGCGTCGTGTGGTGGGTCTCGAACACCGGGCTCGCCCTGGACGCGCTCGCCGAGGACGCACGCGACGAGCTGCGCGACGTCCTGGTCGACGAGCACCTGCAGGCCGCAGGGCCCGAAGCGTGGCGCACGAGCGCAGCCGCTGGTGGTCCTACCTGGCTCGTCGTCGACGTGCACACCCGCGCGTGGTCCGACCCGCGCCGCGACCAGACCCGCCGCGCGACCACGCGCTGAACCCTGAGTTTCTGAACACCCAACCAATAGAGGAGTCACTCATGTCCGAAGCAACGATCAACCTGCAGCCACTCGACGCGCAGACCGTGCTCGTCCCGATCGTCGGCACGTCGCCGCTGATCGTGCACGCATGGTCCGAGAAGGCACGCCGCGCCATGCTCGACAACCAGCAGGGCCGGAAGAACGTCAAGACGATCCGCGACCCGCAGGCCGACTACGAGGCGGCGTTCTACCGGATCGCACCCGGCGCGGCCGAGTCCGAGTACGGGTTCCCGGTGATCGCGTTCAAGGCGGCGACGATCGGCGCGGCGCGGTTCTTCGGCAAGGCCGTGACCATGACGGCGCTTCGGCAGTGTGTGTTCATGCGCGGCGTCCGCACCGACGCGTGCGACCAGCAGCTCGTGCCGATCATCGGCGAGCCGAAGATGCGCGAGGACGCCGTCACGGTCGGCATGGGCGGGCATGACCTGCGCTACCGGCCCGAGTTCACCGAGTGGTCGGCGACGCTGCGCGTCACCTACGTGCAGTCGATGCTCTCGCTCGAGTCGGTGCTGTCGCTGATCGACGGCGGCGGGATGGGCGTCGGCGTCGGCGAGTGGCGCCCGGAGAAGCGCGGCGAGAACGGCACGTTCGCCGTCGACATCGACCGGGGCATCGAGGTCGTGTGATGGGCAACCTACGAGACGAGCTGCTCGCGATCCGAGCGCAGGCGGGCGAGCTGACACCCGAGATCGTCGTCGAGGCGGCGACCCCGGAGGACCACCCGCTGCACGACCGCTTCGAGTGGGACGACACCGAGGCGGCACGCCGCTACCGACTCGTGCAGGGCGGCGAGCTCCTGCGCGCCGTTCGGGTCAGCCTGCCGAGCAGACCGGACACGTCGGTACGCGGGCTCCTGGCCGTGCGTCACAGCGACTCGAGGCGCGCCGATTACATGCCGACCGAGGAGGTCATGGGGAACCCGCTGCTCGCCGCGATCCAGCTCCGCGACGCGGAACGGGACTGGAAGCTCCTGCGCGCCCGGTACGAGCACCTCGCCGAGTTCGCCGACATGATCCGGCGCGATGTCGCCTGACGGGCCGCGTGGCATGGCCGGGCACGGTCTGGCATGGCACGGCGTGGCAGGCGCGGCTTGGCCTGGCCCGTCTTGTCACGGCTAGGCAGGGCACGGCGGGCATGGCGGGGCCGGGCAGGTTCAGGCGCGGCAAGTCAGGGCTGGGCGCGGCAGGCGTGGCATCACATGGCCGGGCTCGGCGATGTTCGGCTGGGCAGGGCCGGGTAGGGCGCGGCAGGCATGGCACGTCAGGTCTGGGCCCGGCAGTCGGTCGGCTGGGCGCGGTGCGGTTTGGCAAGGCCGGGCTTGGCAGGGCAGGCGCGGCAAGGCGTGTCTAGTCCGGGCAGGGCTGTGCTGGGCAAGGCCCGGCATGGCTTGGCAGGCAGGGCTAGGCGTGGCCAGGTTTGGCAGGGCACGGCGTGGCCCGGCAGGCGTGGTCAGGCATGGCCGGGCTGGGTCCGGTCGGGCGAGGCGAGGCAGGCATGGCTTACACGACGACCCCCGAAAGGAACCCGCACCATGACCGAGCTCGGCGTGCACAGCCCGCCCGAACCGCCACGCGACCGATGGAAGCGACCTCTGATCATCCCGCCCGCAGGCGGCGACCCGATCCCGTACACGCGTGTCTCGACCCTCGCGAAGACGCTCGACGACTCGACCGCGCTCACCCTATGGAAGCAACGCGTGACGGCTGTCGGGCTGCTGCGCCGTACGGACCTACGCGACCGCGTCGCCGGAGTCATGGCCAAGCACCGCGCCGACCCGGTCGCCGACGGAAAGACCGAGCTCAACCGCATCCTGCGCGACGCGACCGAGGCGGGCGGCGCGTCCGCTGCCGCAGGGACGGGCACGGCGCTGCACCAGCTCACCGAGGCGATCGACCGGGGCGAGGAGCCTGACGTCGTGCCCGAGCAGTGGCTCCCAGCGCTCGCCGCGTACCGGGCGGCGATGGCACCGTTCGAGGTGCTCGGGCTCGAGCAGTTCGTCGTCGCCGACGACGTGCAGGCGGCGGGCACGTTCGATCGCCTCGTGTGCGTGCCTGACGGGCGGGTGCTGGTCGCGGATCTCAAGACGGGCAAGCACGACGCCGGATACCCGCTGTCGGTCGCGACACAGATCGCCACCTACGCGCACGGGCTGCGCTACGACCCGAGCACCGGGCAACGCGCACCGCTGCACCCTGATATCGACCTCGACGTCGGGCTGCTGATTCACCTACCCGCGACGACGTCGGTCTGCACCGTCTACGAGGTGAACCTTCGCATCGGGTGGCGGGCGGCACAGCTCGCCGCGCACGTGCGCGCCATGCGAGGTCTCACCGCCGACGAGCTGCGCAGGGAGTGGGACCAGTGAGCGAGCTCGCGGTCGTCACGCCGCAGCGGGCGACCCTCGCCGACAAGATCCAGTTCGCTAAGGCGCTCGCCGCGTCGGACCTGCTGCCGCGCCAGTACCGGGGCAACCCGGCGAACCTGCTGTTCGCGCTCGAGTACGCCGAGGCGCTGCGCGTGTCGCCGATCAACGCGATCACCTCGATACACGTGATCGAGGGCAAGCCGTCGGCGTCGGCTGACCTGATCGCCGCCCTCGTGCGCCGTGCCGGGCACAAGCTCCGCGTGACAGGTGACGACGAGCACGCGGTCGCGCAGATCATCCGGGCCGACGATCCAGGGTTCGTGTTCGAGGTCGTCTGGACGCTCAAGCGTGCCCAGCTCGCCGGGCTGACGGGCAAGGGCGTATGGAAGCAGTACCCGGCCGCGATGCTCCGCTCAAGGGCGATCACCGAGGTCGCCCGCGCCGCCGCGTCCGATGCGCTGTTCGGGATCGTCTACACACCCGAGGAGCTCGGCGCGCCCGTGCAGGACGACTACGAGCTGCCGCAGCGGGCACAGCCGCGACCCGTGGACGTGACCGAGACCGTCGAGCTGCCGCCCGACGTGGTGGCCGAGTACCGGGCGACGCCGCCCGTAGGTGACAGCCCGCCGCCGCCGCAGGAGTCACCACGCCGCGACGACGAGCCATCGCCGGACACCCTACCGATCCCGCTCGAGGAGGAGCAGCCCGTGGTCGACGACGACGGCGAACCGCTGGCGACCCGCGAGCAGGTGCGACTCCTGCAGGTGCTGTTCGTCAAGGCCGGCGTGCGCGGCGCCGAGGCACGACACCGCTACCTGAGTCACTGGCTCGAGCGTCCGATCGAGTCGACGAACGACTGCACCGTGACCGAGGCGTCAGCCACGATCGAACGTCTGCAGCGGCAGGTCGAGCTCGATGCCTGACGACGAGCTGCTCACCGCCCACCAGCTCGCCGAGCGGGTGCGCGTCACGTACCGACAGCTCGACCACTGGCTCGCTCATGGCTACCTGCCCGCGCAGGACAGCACACCGGGCACCGGGACGCGGCGCAGGTTCACACCCGACGAGGTCGATCTCGCGCGGGTGCTCGCCGCCCTCGTGCACGCGGGCGTCGACCCGCGTGCCGCAGGGCAGTCGCTGCACACCGCTGCTGTCGGTCCGCGCAGGTTCGCCGTCGAGCTCGGCACGCTGATCGTCACCGGTCCGCTGCCATGAGACTCCTCGACCTGTTCTGCTGCGCCGGCGGGGCGGGCGCAGGCTACGCGCGCGCAGGGTTCGAGGTCGTCGGCGTCGACATCGAACCGCAGCCTCGCTACCCGTTCGAGTTCATGCAGGGCGACGCGATCACCTACCTGCGCGAGCACGGCCACGAGTTCGACGCCGTGCACGCGTCGCCGCCCTGCCAGGCGTACAGCAACGCGACCGAGGCGCTGCGCAACGCAGGCAAGGTGTACGCGGATCTCCTCGCACCGACCCGCGACGCACTCAAGGCGAGCGGTCTGCCATCCGTCATCGAGAACGTCAAGGGCGCACCGATGCGCCCCGACCTCAGACTGTGCGGCTGCCAGGTAGGGCTCAAGCTGCGCCGCGAGCGCTGGTTCGAGCTGTCCTGGCCAATCACGGTCATGCTGCCGCCGCACCATCACACGGGGCCCGTGACGTCGGTCGTCGGCCACGGGACGACGTCATGGGTGAGGGAGAAGCTCGGATACAACCCGAGCCACGCGCAGAACGGCGAGGCTATGGGCATCGACTGGATGACACGCAACGAACTGTCAGAAGCGATCCCGCCGGCGTACACCGAGCTGATCGGGCGCCACCTGCTCGAGCACCTCGCCAGGTGTGCAGCATGAACAAGCCGCGCGCGATCGGCACGTACGCCGAGACCGCCGTCACCCGTACAGCCCGCCTACGCGGGTTCCCGAACGCCGACCGCATCGCCCTGCACGGGTCGCGCGACACCGGCGACGTCGGGCTCTGCCCCGGTGTCATCGTCGAGGTCAAGGGCGGCGAGCACGCCCGCCGCTGCTCCGACCTCGACGTGCAGAACTGGCTCGACCAGACCCAGCGCGAACGTGACCACGCGAACGCTGCCGTCGCGTTCCTCGTCGTGCAGCGGCGCAGCGTCGGCGCACCACGCGCGTCCCTATGGTGGGCGTATTGGCGCCTCGGGTGGATCAGTGACCTGTCCTACTCCCAAGCGTTCATCGGGGCGCGGCACGCGGTCTGGCGCACCACGCTCGGCGAGTCGCTGGACATGCTGCGCGCTGCCGGGTACGGCGACCCGCTTGAGCGTCTGCCATGACCGACATCGACGACGCGAAGGCGCTGCTCGTCGCGAACGGGTACGTCGTGCTCAAGGCCAAGTCGCACCGCGAGGCGCAGCTACGTCGACGCGTGACCGAGGCCCGTGCACGGTGGGCCGACGACGACGCCGAGCACGCACGCGACTGGGCTCGCAAGTGTCTCGACGAGGAGCGTCGGCTACGCGAGCGGCTGACGCTTGTCTGGGGTCTGGCCGTCGAGCACGGCGCCACGCTCGACGAACTAAGGGCGCTGTAGTGGAGCCGTACTACGCCGACGACGCCGTGACGCTGTACGTCGGCGACTGCCTCGACGTCATGCGCGAGCTGCCCGACGCGAGCGTCGACGCGATCGTGACCGATCCGCCGTACGGGCTCGGGTTCATGGGCAGAGAATGGGACGACCTGCCGCCCGGTCTGCCATGGGCGCTCGAGTGCCTGCGCGTGCTCAAGCCCGGCGGGCACCTGCTCGCGTTCGGCGGCTCGCGCACCTGGCACCGGCTCGCCGTCGCCGTCGAAGACGCAGGGTTCGAGATCCGCGACTCGATCGCATGGCTGTACGGGTCCGGGTTCCCGAAGTCCCTCAACCTGACCGGCGACCGCGCGGGCTGGGGCACCGCGCTCAAGCCTGCGTTCGAGCCGATCGTCGTCGCCCGTAAGCCGCTCGTCGGCACCGTCGCGGGCAACGTGCTCGCGCACGGGACCGGGGCGCTGAACATCGACGGGTGCCGGGTGGCTGGCGTGGGTGAGCCGATCGCCGCGCACCACGGGACGAACGGGGCTGCAGGTGTCACCTACGGGAACCGACGCGCCTACGTCCCTGGTTCTGCGAACGCCGACAACGTGCAGACTGCCGGTCGCTGGCCGACGAACGTCATCCTCGACGACACGCAAGCCGCCGAGCTCGACCGGCAGTCGGGCACGCTCACCTCGGGCGGCACGCCAGAGCGACGGGGCGCAGACCAGAACCGCACCACCTACGGCGCATTCCAGGGCAACGGCGAGACCGACCGGGCGCAGGGCCGCAGCGAGGGCGGCGCGTCACGGTTCTTCCCGACGTTCCGCTACGAAGCCAAGGCGCCGACCTACGAGCGCCCGCGCGACGGCGAGACCGCTCACCCGACCGTCAAGCCGGTCGACCTCATGCGCTGGCTCGTGCGCCTCGTCACACCACCCGGAGGGCTCGTCCTCGACCCGTTCGCAGGCACCGGCACGACCGGCGAGGCGTGCGTCGTCGAGGGGTTCCGCTGCACCCTGATCGAGCGTGAGGCGACGTACGCGCCGCTGATCGTGCAGCGCCTACGCCGACCGATCGCACCCGTGCTCGACCTCGGCGGGCTGTGACCATGGGCGTGAGGTACGCGCGTGCAGCGCTCGGCGTCGAGCCTGACAAGCTCGGGCACGCACCGCGCCTCGTGCTCGTCGCCATGGCGCTTCGGGTGCTCGACAAGTCCAGCGACGAGGATGCGGTCGGCGTGTACTTCGGCGGTCGCAACCGCCTGCTCGGCGACCGCGCGATGCTGCCGAACCGCACCACGTACCGGACCCTGACAGCGCACCTCGCGACCCTCGAGCGACTCGGTCTGATCCGGCGCACGAGCGACGCGCGCAGCGGGTCGCAGGCTGTGTACAGACTGCTGTTCCCTGTGGATAACTCGCCGCCGTGAACCACGATTAGGACGTGCGCCACGCACGTCCTGTCAGCACCGATTAGGACGTGCGTGGACTGTCATTCAGGACGTGCGCCACGCACGTCCCTAAGAAACTACAAGTAAGAACTACAGCCGCATAACGCTACGTACTCAACCCAAGAGGGCTGTGGACAACTTGAGCACAGGACGGACAGACGATGGCCTACGAACCCGCACACCACGCCGTCGCGTACTTCCGTCACCTGCCCGTGGACACCCCAACGCATCGAGGACAACCCATGGCCTACGAACCCGCACAGCTCGCCCACATGATCGCCAGCCGAGCAGCCAACGACGACCCCACCCTCGCCGCCGTCGAGGCGGTCCTGCTCCGCTCCGCGCTCGAGCGGCTCGACGACTTCCTGCTCTGGCTCGACGAGCACACCACCCGCGAGCACCCCGACGACGCAGCCGCCACCGGGCGCACCCTCGGCGCCGTGCACGCCAGGCTCGCCCGTG